TAGCGATAACGGTTGGCATTACACGACGGATAACTGGTAGAATTACACGGTTTAGTGTAGCAATGTTACCAGCAGTTGTTGTACCGGCTGAAGATTCAGCTAGTAGTTGCTTTTTGGTGTTTTCTAAAATAACACCCATTGTTGAGCGCTTAGTGCCCTTGAGACCTTCTAGGAGGGCTTCTTTGGTATCACCCCAACGGCTCTCTAATAGTACTTTTGACATTTATATTCTCCTATAGTTTATGTCGTTTAAAGCCCTGCCAAGCGTTTGAAGTCGACCAAGTTATCACTTAGCTCATCTTCAGTCTTAACGGCAGATTTATCACCAGTTACTGCTACACTCTCACTAATCATGGCCTTCTTTACAGCTGGCTTACTTTCAGTGACAGCGGTGTTCAATACTGCTGGTAGATACTTATCGAAAGCGGACTTTAGCTTTGGTGTCTGTACGCTTTCTAGTAAGTTCTTCATTACGGTAGCTTTATCTTCGTTTAGAGTACCTAGCAATTCAGCCATGGTCTTCTCACGTAGATTAGATTCCTTAATGATGCGAACTTCACGTTCTTTTGATTCAACCAATTGCTTAGTTGATTCGATTTGTTTTTTACTTTCGGCTAGTTGACCTTGAGCTTGTTCTAGTTGACTCATTAGCTTGCGAGTTTCAGCTTTCTCATTGAGGTGAGTAGAACTGAATTCGGCAGCAAATGCTTCGAACAAACGTTGACCAAAGGCACTCTGACGAGCACTCTTGATATCTTCTTTCAACTGGCTGATTTCGCCTTTGAGTTGCTTAGTAACAACAGCACCTAATTTCTTAGAGCTTTCTGCGATGAATTTGGCCTTTAGTGCGTCTAGTTGTTTCTGACCTTCAGCTACTAATTTCACTTTGGCTTCTACAACAGCACGTTTGTCAGCTTCGAACTCTTTGATTTCACGAGCTAGTGCTTGAACAACGAATTGTTCTAGCTTCTCACGACCTTCGAGTTGAACTTGACGGTCAGCACGTAGTTCACGGATTTCTTCGGCTAGTTTTGTAACCATAAAATCGTTGAATTTACTTGCGTTTTCGCTTAGCTTGCGCTGAGCTTTGACACGGTCTTCATTCATTGCTTGGCGTTCTTGCTGGAATTCTTCGATTTCAGCATTTAGGCCTTCTGTTACCATCTTGTCAAGGGCCTCGACCATAACATTCTTGTCATGCTCGTACTTGCGAGCGAACTCTTCGCGGAGTTCACTGCGTACTTGCTCACGTGCTTCGTTTAGTTTTACTTCCCATGCTTCATTGATAGCTTGGGCTGTATCGCCGTTAACGAGGCCGCTTTCAAGTAATGGCTTGATAGCATCTAACATTTGTTAGTTCCCCTTGTTGATTTTTAGATCCTTGATAAGACGAACTACTTCGTCCTGCAAGTATCGCTGAACACTCGCACTGTTGCGGTCGCCCTTTAGATTTTCTAGAATCTTATGACCATGCTTCATGTTCATTAGACCTTCGTAAATCGCTTTTGGATAAGCATTAGGGGCACTTGGCTGTGCTACAATGTCCACAGTGACAATTTCAAAGTCACTGACCTTGCCAGTCATCTCGTCAACGTTTCCGCTACCACGACTACTGACACCGAGTTTGACACCAGCACCTAGCATTTTGGCGATGACATCGCCCATAGGTGTTGGTAGAATTTTGAGCTTACCGAAGCCCGTCGGTCCATCGACCCACATATCGGTAATGATATGACTAACTCTATCTAAGTTGATTTTTAGATCATCTGGGTGATCTACTTCACCTAGAACTGAATTGCCATTTTCAATCTGCTCTCTGATTGAGCCGACTGCTCTTTCAATTTCATGAACTGGATAAATTCGCTCATTGGCGTTCTTCACTCCGCCTTGAATAAAGATGCCCTTCATGTAGAAACTTTTGCCACCGTCAGAAGTTGATTCCGATTCGGTTACCATTTTATTAGATGACGGGGCTAGATACTCTTGTAATAATCTTTTGTTCATTTTGTATCTTTCCTTGTACAGTTGTCGCCGTGCCAGCGTCCGAAGAGGGCTGGGGAGAATTCTCCGCCACAGTGATTACATTTTTTCTTTGCTAAATTACTTATCCCAGCAGAAATAGCACTTTTTGCTGATGCTGAACGTGCTTTGCCTGTTTGCGCTACTGAAATTTTTCGTCTAGCGTCATCTGTATGGTTGAAACCTGTTACCGCTTTACTCAATTTTTGTTTAGTGGTATCGCTATGATGTTTTCCATAGAACGGATTATTTTGACCTTGTCTGATGATAGAAAAATGAGCACGAGTTTCGTCCGAATGCTTTGATCCAGTAAACGCAGCTCTCAACTTTTCTTTTGTCTCATCAGAGTGTGGCACTCCGGTTCTGTGAAATTTACCATCAGCATTTGTTTTATTGAAACTCATAGGATCTCTGGCAGCATTTACACCACTTAGATACTTATTTTCTAAATCACGAATGTACAATGGTTCACCAATCGCTAACACTTCACGTTGCCAATCTTGAGGATTAGCTAAAATCAATGGCTTTACTTCTTTACTTGAACAGTAATATCCATCTTCGGGATGAGCACCGATAGAAGTTCGTGAACCCACATACCACTTTCCAGTGGGTATGTGTGTCCAACGATAGAGATAGGCCCTAGTGTTTTCTAGCAACTTTATCTCTCTTTCTAGGTACAATGCCATTTCCCTATGTTCCTTAGATACGGCGCTTTACTGTCTTACGAGACTCAGCTACTGGACTCTTAGACTTACCTGGATCTTCGCTCTTTGGTGCTGGTGCTTTTGTTTTGAAAGCTGTCTTGCCAGCATTGCCACCTGGAACGTTGATGTTACCGAAGTCTTCTGTCTTCTCGCCCTTACTGTATGCGTTACTTGGCTTCTTAGCACTTGTTGGTACTGTTTCGTTGCCACCGAAGTTAACTGGCTTGCCGCCTGTTTCTAGACGCTTTGGGTTTTGTAGTGTTGGACTCTTTGTCTGAGCACCGTTGTCACCCATCTTGCCGAATTTGTCATATGTCTTGCCGCCAACTTGTTGTAGTTGGGCCGCTTCCATTAGACCTTCTTCTTCTTCGCCTTCTTCTTCAGCGCCGAATTCTTCGTCGCCCATGTCTTCTTCGCCGCCGAAGTCTTCGCCTTCGTCGCCGAATTCTTCTTCACCTTCGCCACCGCCTAGTTCAGCTTCGAACTCAGCCATTAGCTGGTCTAGCTTTTCTTCTAGGTCAACAACGCGGTCTTCTAGGTCTTCTTCGCCGCCGAATTCTTCTTCGTCGCCGAATTCTTCTTCACCGTCATCTGCGCCAAATTCTTCGTCGCTGAATTCGTCATCTTCTTCAGCTAGGCCTTCCATGCCTTCGCCTTCAGCTTGAATCTCGTCTTGAAGATCCATTGCTGGGTCTTCTTCGGCCATGATGCCTTCGTAGATTTCACGTGACTTCTCTACGATGATATCGTGGAATAGTTGTTCTGCTTGTTCTTTATTCTCATTGATGATTAGCTCAATGAGTTTTTCAAATTTCTGTGCGCTCATTATTTGTTCTCCTGTAGGTTAAATGGCATTTGTAATTTATTTATAGCGTATACAAAAAAAGAACGCTAAAAAGACGATTTTTTAGCGTTTTTGTTGTTTAGAGACTAATTTGTGTTATAATCCGCCAGCTGGTGGAGCAGGTGGCTGATATTGCTTACGAATCTTCTTGAGGTCTTTTGCCTTCTCGAATGACTGTACATCTTTCATGCGACGAATTTTATTTAGCATACCAAGCGTAAGTTTAGTCTTACGAGCTTCACCCCACTTAGGAGCAGAGTTATCTTTCTCCAAGTCTTGATAGCCAGATGGCGCGGCGTCGAAAAATTCTAATAAAAGCATAGAGATATTTATCTTACATTGTAGGCGGAGCGCCTGCGGCACCTGGTGCACCAGGTGCGCCACCTACTGGTGGCGTAGCACCCAACTCACCTTCTGGAGGAGCTTCAGCTCCTGCATCTAATCCATCAGCAGTTTCTAAGTCAGCATCGATATCACCAGTAGAGATACCGATAGAACGTAGATCACTACCCTTAGGAGCATCAGCATCAGCATCAGGCTCGACACGCTCTTCGTGCCATAGCTTCTCGTTCTCTTTGATTTCTTCTTCACTTAGACCCAAGAAACGAGCCATAGCAAAGCGAGTACTGATATATGGCAACTGAGCCATTGTCTGGAATGTAGTCACTCTTGCTGTATCTAGCTCAGCTTGACGATAGGATGCAAAGTTTTGAGGTGGATTGAATGTGATATCAAATAAGGAAGCATCGATATTAAAGCCTCTCCAACGTAAAAACAGTTTGAATTCTTCGTTTAATTTACGTGAGATATAGCCCTGTAGACGCTCACAGTACTGATTAAATCTGTATTCCTGAATCATAGCCGTACCAACACGACCATCAGCTAACGGTGTTTGTTGGTCATCTGGACCAGTAGGTAGATATGAGCTAGGGATACGTAGACCACGAGCTAATCTGTTATTGAAGTACTTCAAGTCATCGATTTCGCCTAGGTTCTGACCAGCTTGTAGCATCTCAACTGTTGAGCCACGACCTTCACTATTGACTGGGAAGAAGTAATCTTCGTTCATTGATAATGGATTGTAGGTTGAATCAACCATCGATGAGCCGCCGCCAGCAGTAGGGATACGGCGTTGATGAATCTCGTCTTTGATTCGATTAACGAAAGCCATAGCCATATGTGATGGCATATTACCAACGTCAATCTTGAATACGCGGCGCTCAGGCGCACGTTGTACACGATAGATTAAGATAGCGTCTTCAAGCAATTCTTTCTGCTTGTAGACTTTGAAAATGTTTTCTAAGATAGATTGACCAAATGGCCAGTATCTATCTAAGCCCTCAGTTAGCGATAAGTGTACGATGTGCTTAGCATCGATAGCACTCTCCTGAACACCGATCGAGAAGCGTGAGCCGCCTGCAGTTGAGCCTTGTGGTACAGTGTAGCCATTGCCGCTTACGCCACCAGCACTACCACCTAAACCTGTAGCAGGGTTCATACCCATATCTACTGTAGACTTAGGAGCCACTGTTAGGTTCTGTAGGTTGATGTTGATATCTTTGACTAAGTATTGCTCTGGCTCTTTACCAGCACTCTCGTTTACGATAACACGTGTTAGTTTTACTGGATCGATCCAGTAGAGCTTGAATGTCTCAGGGTCACGAATGAATACCTGATCACCATACTTCATTGTGTTACGGAAGATTTTAAAGATGCGAGTGTCCATCTCATTTAGCTTACACCATTGCTTGAGTTGCTTACTGATAAGGTCAACTTCGGTAGCTGATGGATCATCATTAAACTTGATTTCAAATGGGGTGCCGTTATGTTCGTTAAGTTGAGTTGAAAACTCACTTAGAATATCTAAGCAAGCGTTGATTTCAGGATCAACGTCCATCATCTCATATTGATTGTATCGTTCTACACGATTAGGGTGACCAGTGTAGACTTCTGGTAGACGACTGCCGTAATTTCTAAAGGCAAAGTCATTTGTTGAACCAGAGGTTGATGAACCGCTGTTCCAATTCCCAGTGGCCGTGCCACTGCCCATGGTACTCATAGCACCAGATTGATTTGTAAAGCGTTTCTTATAAGACATTGTTTAATATTTATCGTTAGGCGGCTGCTTGAACTAGTTTCTTATGGTGACCATTAGCATCGTCTAGTAAATCAATGATTTCATCGAACTTAGCGTTCATGTTATCTAGAGCATCGGCTACCATCTTAATGGTAGTGGAGTCTTGATTGAACATACTATTGTTCATAGCTTGCTTACTTACCCCGTCATTCATAGGGATAACAGCTTCATCGCCATGTAGTTCTACATTGTAGCCTGTTGATGGACCCTTGAAGATACCACCAGTACGGGCCTGGAAGTGAACCGGGTCATTTTTGACCTTCTGTGATAATCCCTGGTCATTAAACGCCTTGATCGCTTCCTGATCATTGTAATTCTGAATATCAACAGCGGCACCCTGATTGTGTAGACTTTGCCCAGGGGGCGCTACGGGCTTACCTTGCTTGCCACTAGCAATCCATTTATCGTACAGTTCTTTTTGCTTCTCTGGATCACGGAACGCACTATTGATTTTGATCTTCTTGCCAGTAGCTTGATTGTAGGCTTGAGCCGCTAGTAGCACTCGTGATTTGAAGCCGTCGTCTAAGTCTTCGAA